CATTGATGAAGCCGTAGCCGATAATGAATTTGCGGTTAGCGACAAAATTTCAGATAAGGTCAAACATATTTTAATGCAACCTCGTGATGGAGAACCAGCAAAATCTAAAAAAGATATAAGGGAATTCAATAGAAGATTCCCCGGTATTAAAACAAATATAGAAGTTGAAGATGATGATATAGAAGAGATGGATTCTGGTTGCGGTTGCGGTTGCGATGGTAAAGAAGTTTCTAAGGCTTCATCACAATGCACTAAAAGAACAAAAAAGACAAGTTCTACTCGAAAGGGTAAAAAATGGATGGCTTGCGTTCCTAATGGTAAAGGTGGGTATAAGCGTGTTCATTGGGGACAAAGAGGTGTTTCAGTAACAGGTAAGCGAGGAAATACTAAGCGTAAAAAATCTTTTAGAGCAAGACATAAATGTTCTACATGTAAAGGTGGGGATTATTCAGCCCGTTGTATGGCTTGTAAGGATTGGTAATTATGTGGACAGATATTCTAAAGGGCGGTGGGAAGCGAATAAAAATCAACGGTGATTATCTTAGACAGGCTATTGCTGATTATTTGCAAGATACAGATTATAGGGATATTTATTACAAAACAACAATGGAAGAAGATATTTTAAAAAGATACATGGCTATTAAAAATGCAAACGGGGAACGAGTTGGTAAAAGCCGTTTAGCAGTTCAATTAAATAGTGCTCTTATGAGATATGTCCCTAAAGGTTATACAAGACAAATTTTGACTACTGAATTAAAAAAGAGATTAGGTGTTAAAGGGTTTAAAAAGGATGAGAGAATATGGCTTAAAGATTCAGTTTCTCAATCAGCAGACCTCAAAAAGGGTAGAAAGGGAAAGCAAGCACCAGTAAATAGTAAAGCATTAAGAACTGCTATTGCTGAATATGTTAAAGAAACAAACTATAAGGATTATTATTTAAAACCAGAACTTATGGAAGAAATTCCAAAGAGATACAAAAACACGCAAATCATACCGTCTAAAAGACACGCTCACTTGACGACAAGAGAGTCGCCCGTTGTTTATCGCAATACACTTATTACTCAATTTGAACAATTTATTATGCGATATGTTCCCGAAGGATATAAAAAATTTAAGTTAACAGTAAAATTAAGACGATATTTAGGTATGGATGAAAATGTACCGACACAAAAAATGTTTTGGTTAAAAGATGGAGTTGTACCAGAAGACATCAATAAAATAATGAAAGCAAAGAGATTAAACAGTGAAGTAATAAGAACTACTATTGCTGAATATCTTGAAGAAACGGGACATAGAGATTATTATTTTAAAGAAGAACTTATGGAAGAAATTCCAAAGAGATACATGGAAAAGAGAAATAGTACAAAGCCCAGCATTGTGAGGCAAAAACTTGGTACATATGTTATGAGGCATATTCCTAAAGGGTACAAAAAACTTGAGTTAACAGTAAAATTAAAAGAATATTTAGGTATGCCTGAACATGTAGAGACACAAAAAAAGTTTTGGTTAAAAGATGGAGTTTCTCTAACGAAAGACCTTAGAAAGAGTAAAGAAGTTGAGAAACTTAGAACTGATTCAGGGGAAAGACTAAGACTTAAAGATTGGGATGAATTTAAACTTCGTCTAAGGAGAATGCTAAATACCGAAGTACCCGTAAATATATACGGTAGAAAGTCTTCTGTAAGAATTGTAGACGGGCCTATCGTGGGAAATAAAGCCGTGATAGATATATCCTTTAGGTCATTACAGGGCGATAGAAGATATGTCAATGTTAATTTTATAGAAGAAGAGGGTGATTATTTATTTACAAATGTAGAAGGAGATATTCAAATTCCTGATACAGAAATTTTTAATTCTGAATTTAAGTTAAGAGAAAGAATTACACAAATGGTTGTTGAAGAATTAACATTCGAAAACGAAGAACAAGACCTAAGAGAAAAGGAAGAAGAGGAACTTACCGAAGAAGAAAATATTCGTCAATTAGAAGCCGCTAATCCTGATTCTTACTGGGACAGAGAAAAGGGTAAATTAGTTCAAAGAGAAGTAATTCCGGAAGACCCACCTGCAAGAGATTTAAATTTAGAAGAAGCGGCTAAATTAGGTAGAGTTGAAGCAAAAAGAGAGGAAGATAAACAAAAAAACTTAGCAAGGTTGCGTTCTTTAAAGAATAAACTTAAAAACCTTTCAGCGCATAGAGGTAACAGGAGTCGTCGTGATGTTCCGTAAAATTTTAGAAAAGATGCGTATGGTCGAAAAAGACCTTGAAAGTATTGTAGAATCTGTGGTTGAACAAAATGAGGACATACAGGATTATACAGAAAGAACTTTAGGTGAAAAATTAAGCGACGAGATAATGGAGCAGGTTATTGAACAAGAAGTTGTTCAAGTTATCCAAAGAAGAATTCAGGAGGCGTTTGAATGAAGTGGTGGGATATTATTAAAATAGAACCAAAGGATAACCCACTATCCGATGAATTCGAACCACCGGAAATTCCTAAAAAGTTGTTGATGGGTTTTAAAAGTAGAATTAAAAAGGATTTAAACCCCGTGTTAGATAAAGTAACTGATGGAGCGGGGAGGCCTATGCTCACCTTAAACTTCCACGATGAAGATTTAAGAGATGTAGAATTTGATTCTGAGAGGTTAGAATTTACTTTCCCTATATTTAATTTACAACTTGATAGAAATAGACTTGTAAGAATGATGTATCTTCATAACAATAGAAAAAGAAGAACAGAAATTACCCCGTTTAGTAAATTACTCAAATCTCTTGAATCTGCATTTTTAAGAGTGGGGGAATATCTTGGAGATATAACAGGACTTCCTATAAATTACTCGGTTCAATATATTATTGACAAATTTAATAATGATGTAGAAATGGCCTTAAAAAGAGTTTCTTTGACAATAAATGATGTGATAGCAAGAGGGGAAATAAAATCAAAAATAACAGGTGAGCAACGATTAGAACTGTTTAGTGAACTTTCTCCTGCAACATTTTCAGTTCTCGAAAGAATGCTTGATGAGGCAGGGGAAAGTTTAGGAGGCTATTTAACAAAATACGATATGCCTTTAGAGGAACTTGTTGATGAAATAAAAGACGCTGGAAGGTTTGCTGGTATGCTTGCAGATTATTATATTGAATCGGATGTAGATGGTAGAGAATATTACGAGGCTTGGGAAGAATATGAAGAGAGTTTTGACTTAGACCAAGAGGTAGAAAATAAAGACTTGGAAGAACGAAGGTTAGAGGAAAGTTTGAGGGGGAGAAGAAATCGTGGATGAAGTTACATATTTAGTCACACTACTTGATGAATATTGGGAAACTGCTTTAACCGCATTAGGTGATACTATTCCAGCAATTCATAAAGTTAAACCGCAGATTATGGATATACGGGATATGAGTTCTACTCGTAATGACTCAAAACCGGGAAGAGGTGGTAATAGAGTAAGAATTAGTTCCGCACGAGAAACTGCTGGAGATAATTCTACACCTTCTTTAGATGTTATTGTAGTGATGCAAAATTCTCAGACCATTGATTACCCTACCCGTGATTGGTCTGTAAGAAATGAAACTCACGAAATGTCTGTTACAATTAGAACAAAACAAGATGATAGACGAACTAACAATGATGTAAAAGTAGCACCTTCGGGTTCTACCTTTGGTAGAGATAGAATAGAAAACCTTTATAAGATAGTGCGTTACATCATTGAAACAAACCGAAGGGGCTGGTTCCGAAGTGCGGGTAGTTTAGAAGAAAACATTAAACATCTCGTATTAGGAAGTAGAACTGACGCTAATGACAAAAAATCAAGAATATTTGGATATAGAATAAATGTAACTATGAAAAGATTCGCCAACAGTTTGTAAATAAAAGGTGACTAAAAATGGTAAGTAACGAAGTATGGATGGACAGCGGGGCGATGGTATCTATGATACCTGAACAAGATATATTTTTAGGCACATTTGTGAGCGGGGTAAATTCTGCTACATCTACTGGGGCAATTGCTTCTGCTATTGTTAAAACAGCGGGAACTCAAATTTTAGCAAGTCAAACAATTATTGATAATGCTAGTATTATCGGTGGAGAACCTGCGAGTGGTACAGGTGCTGAATTACTTTTGGTTCTTTCAAAACATTCTTCAACATTAACTTTTGCGGCTAATAATGGAACTAATTATGAAGAACATGATGAGCAAGGAGATGGTTTTATTACTTTATATATTGCTGGAGCAGAAGGTACAGAACAACTTGCGGTAAGATTTGATGAAGGTGCTGAAACAAATTCGCCTACTGGGGCAGATAAAATTATTACTATTCCTTCTTCTGCAATCCCTACAAGTGGTTCAACAGGAAGTCAAATAGCAGAAGTAGTTCTTCAAGCATTAAAAGATGAAGATGTTACAGTCACAAGAACATTAAATGTCCTTACTATTACAAATAATATAGGAGGATATGTAAGTGATACAGAAGAAAACACATTTGGAGGTGTTTCTGTTTCAAGTCAAACCTCAACACGAGGCGGTGAAGTTTTATCAGTCACAGTTACATCGGGAGGAAGTGGTTTTAGTTTAGCATCAGGAAATGATGTGACAATCACTTCAACGGGAGATGATGCTGTTATTGAAGTTGCTCTTGTAGCAGTTCCTTCTACTAACGCAGTTTTTACTCTTAACCCCTCTTTTACAGCGGAACTTCTTCTTGTTACTAACCTGTATCGTGGGTGTATTTTAGAATTTTATTTAAACACCAACGACAATACTTTTACTGACAAGGCCATGATTATTTCAAATACGGCTACTACAATTACAGTAGCAAATACTATTGATTCGGCAATTATGTCTTCGGCATCAAGTTACTACGGTGTAATTCAACATATTGGCGCACCTGTTCCAGCACCTAAAGATGGTTCTAACCCTCGACTTCTTTCCGATACTTGGATTGGTCTTACTGACCAAATTACAGTTCCTCAGACGCAGATTGAAATGAAACAAATTGCACTTAATTCAGGTTCCCGAAGTATGGCTTACCAATTTAAGGGTGCAGAAACTACCTCCGGCGGTTCCTTTTCCTTGTCTGCAAATAACTTTTCATGGCTTTACTACGCATTAGGTTCGAAGGAAATTACCACAGTATCTAATGAAAGTCCGGTGACAATGGCCGCAGATGATTTCTTTACTACTTCAACTTCTCTTTCTGGAAATAATTTTATCTACGATTCTAATGTAAATACGGCAGGTTTTCACCGAACAATCGGAAATGTGGTCTGCCCTCCATTAAATAAACAAAAGGATATGGATGATACAAATATTAAAAGTGTTAATCTTGCACAAACCGATGGAGCAATTACAAATAAAATTACTTATACATTTAGTGAAAATAATTCAGCAGACTTACCTTCGTTTGCTCTTGAATATACACTCAAAAAACCAGCAAGCATGGCTACGGAAGAAGTTGATATTACTCCGACTACTGTTAATGGTGTAACAAGAGATATTTCTGAAACAGTTTATTCTAAGATTTACCCCGGCTGTCAAGTCGAAAGTGTTAATCTTACCGCAGATGCCGGACAGGAAATGAAAATGACAGTTAATTTTAACTCAAAGAATACATTTACCGCACCAAACAATTATGTGACAGCAAACAAGACTACCGACCTTCAAGAATGGGTGAACTTTGGTTCTCCAGCCGGAGGACAATCTTCCATTAGTGAGGAACAATTGCGACCATTTTTCTTCTCCGATGGCACTATTGAAATGTTTGGGCAAGAATATATTCGCATTGAAAACATGACTTTGGATATTGCCAACAGCCTACAACCAAAGAGATTTATTGGTCGCTATGATAAGAACAGCCAAACACATATTCCCGGCCAAAGAACATACAACCTTTCTTTTACAGGATTGGTCACTGATAATCTTCTCTTTGAGGAAATGCGAAACAATGCCGCTACTTCTCTATCGGGAACTGATGGTAATGAAATTAAACTTACCTTTACCAAAGATACCGCAACCAACGATGAAACTTTGTCAATGGTTTTCAAGGACTACATGGTGGTAACAGCAGACTTCCCGCTTACGAATGACAAGGGGCCAATTACAGTTAATTGGTCTATTGTGCCTCTTGAGTTGCACTCATGTACCCATACAACAAATTGGATTATTCAAGGGTAGATTTAAATACCTACCTTTAGTATTACAGAACAGGTGAGAACCTATGGATAGAAAAACAGTAAAGAATAAGTCGGCCCTATTTGCTCAAACGGAAAGTACCCTACACTATATTCGTGTAGCCCCCGATAGTGATGAATACCTCAAGGTTTGGATTAAGGAACCTACATTTCTTCAATTGGAAAAGGCACAGGCTAAACTTATTAATTTAAATTCACGCACACAGGATATTTCTCTTGAAATGGACACACTATTCCGCTACCTTTGGGAAGCATTCGTTGATAGAACAGAACCCCAACTTTCACCAATTGAATTTATTCGTCTTACCCCGTATGTGGGTAATCAGATTAAAGAAATCTTGCCAGACCCTTTTGCTCTTGAGGGGGATGAAGATTTAAAAGAGTCTACCGAACAGCCTTAAGTGGAGGTAAGATAGAATCTCCGGTAGTTGCTTCTCGGATAACTTTATATATCTTGGCTAAGGAATTACATATTAGTCCCGCCGAGGCATACCAAATGCCTTATTCTATGGTTAGGGATTTTATGATAATGTTTTCTATCTCTAAGGAAGAAGAAGCGAAAGAAATGAATAAACATAAAACGAAGTGATTATATGGATATGAATAAATTGCGCCGAGAACTTGATTCAATCAAGGGTGGAATGGAAGATATTAATAGATTGCTTTTAGATACTGAAACCGCTTCGGAAGATTTAGTTAGTCGTTTAGCGGCTTTAGGAACTATTGGTAATAAAAAAGGTATTATAAGAAGTATCGTTACAAGGGCTACGGCGGGTATTCCCTCAGTTTATCAATTAATGCAGCAACTTTCTTCTATGTTATTGGTGTTTAAATACATATCCGTAGCAAGAAATGAAGACCTTAAAGAAGAACAAAAAATGATAGACACTTTAGAGAATAGGTCGAAAGTTCAAAAAAGAATATACAAGTTAAATCAGGCTTTGGCTGGTGGTCATTTATCAGCATTGGAAAAAGAAAAGTTTTACAACGATGCTTCTATTAAACACATGATGAGAACCATGTCTTTTCAAGAAGCACTGACGGCTACATCGAAAAAATTTCTTGGAGTAAAACAGAAGGTTGAAAAAATAGACGATAAAGTATTCAAAAGAGCGAGAAAGCAGTTTGTAAGGGACAATTACGGTACTAAGGGTCTTACAGGTGGTTCACTAACGGGTAAGGCCGCTATTTTAATGGCTGACGACCAAACTGAAAAATTAAAGTTGAGAAAAAAGGGTCTTAAGGAAGAACTTACGGCTGAGGAAAGAAGGCGAGGTGCAGGAATATACCAATTAAATAACGCTGAAACCGAATCGGAAAAAAGAGAAGCGAAGGCTAACTTGTCTATTATAGAAGCGAGAATGGAAGCATTTTCAGATGCTATTGAAAATGTGACTGAGGAAATTCAAGTTTCCGCTGGTAATGCTGAGGGCTTAATAAGAGGAAGCAAACGCAAGGGATTTAGGGTTTCCGGTAAAAGAGGAAATAGAACTTTTACAGACTTGACACCCCATGAAAAATTTATGCAAAAAGTAGAAAAGATTAAATTGGTTTTAATGACTAAATTAAGAGGTATTCAAGCGGGACTAAAAATGTTCTTTAATAAAGGTAATATGAAGATGTTAGGAAATGCTATTAAATTAGGAGCCTCATTTTTAGGTAAGGCTTTATTTATAATTATGGCATTAGGGTTACTTGTATTTGCATTGCATAAAATGAATTTTTTTGCAACAGTAAAAGACATTTTCGATAAAATTGGGGAGTTTTATAAACCCTTTAGAGAGATTTTTACGGGTGCTTTAGGTTGGTTGATGGAAGGTGTACCTTTATTGATAACCGGAGTATTGGGTTTAATTTCTGGTTTATTTGGCGGTGACGGTGAGAAAGTTTGGGTAAGTTTAAAAAAGATTGGTGAAGGGTTATTGAAGACAGTAGTAGGGTTACTTGGAGTTGTAATTTTAGGAGCAATTAATATAGGAATGACACTGCTTACAGGTTTAGTATCTTTGGTCGCAGGTTATATGGTGAGTTCTGTAATGACTGGAATTGAAGCATTAAAGAATATATTAACAGGTGTAAAAGGTACAGGAACGGGAATGTTAAGTGGGGCAGTTATTGGAGGAATCGGTGGGGCAATTGTTGGAGGTGCGGTAGGTGCTATGACATTAACTCCATTTGGTATAATTGCGGGAGCAAAAGTAGGTGGTACTTTGGGTGCTACTGCTGGTGCTAGTATTGGTGCGGCAAATCCTATGGCTTCAGGAGGAACTAATTTATTAGGAGGTAATTATTTAGTCGGAGATAATGGGCCTGAAATCATTTCACTTCCCGGCGGCAGTTCAATTACTAACAATACTAATACTCGAAGTGCTATGGGGAATACAATCAATGTTCATGTTAATGGAAGAGTAGGTGCTTCCGACCAAGAATTAAACGAAATTGCCAGAAAGATTGGAAGTAAGATTAACATTGAAATGAATAGATTTAACTCAAGAGGATTCAGGGCGTGAATAAATGACAACACTAAGTACGAAGGAATTAATGGCTAATATGGGCAATACAGGATATGGTTATGACCACGCTGTTTTCTTAAATTTTGCATCGAGAACAGATGGAACTTCGGGTTCTGTAACAAATCGTATTATGTTAAAGGCAGATACAGTGGGAATATCTACTACGAGAAGCGTAGCACCTATTCCTATTCCTCTTTCAGGATTAGTCACTGGTGAATCTACCACAATGGCAATTGATTTAGGTATTGCTAATAAATCATTTAACATTGGTGGAATTATTACTGAACAACATATTGTCAAGGAATTTGACGGTGTTACTAAATCAGTTGTAATGACCGCACCCGAAGTAGCACAATTAATTCACGCATCCGTTGACTCTTCATTTTTACAGAAGCATCAAAATCTTACCGAACTTGTAATACTTTATCCAACTCGTGTCGGTGATGATTATGCTTATCATACAGGTGTAACTGAAACAACGCCAATAGAAGACCTACCTTTAGTACCTTTTGGTTTTTCTTCAAGGGAATTAGATAGAAAAACAACATTATTAGCATCTACATATCCAGACCCAACAGATACAAATTATGTGGGTGTTGGAGGATTCATAGAAAACTTTTCTACTGATTTTCAACCCGGTTCACCTTTCTTAACATTCAGTTTTTCTTTTAGACAAGCCTTTACTCCACTCGGTTGATTAATATGCAGATATATTCAAAGGATAGAAAGTCGCTTCAATTCCCTGCTATGTGTGACGGGTATGTAAAAATTCCTTTTGGTGATGGTTCAGTAACTCCAGCACAAGGTATTGGGCTTTGGGGTCACAAGGGAGAAATCACTACCGAGTTTATTATTACCCCTTATGAAGTTAATAATAACTCAATAACACCTTATTCGGGTAGTCAAAAGTCTCTTTCACAAGCGACAAAAGGTGTGGCTTATATTCCCGCCGCAGATAGAGATTTATTAGAGATGACATTATTATACAATGCAAATATGTCCGTTAGACTTGAAGGGTTCACGACGGGTTCTGTATCGCCCAATACACCCTCTAAATATAAAATTAGTTTTTCAATTACAATTTCTGGCTCCACGACAACAATAACTACAACCGACTATGTTATTTTACCCCAAACAAAAGACGAGAGTTCTATTAATCCCACAGATTATCTTTACATTAACCATAAACCTCTTGCTAAGAAATCGTCGAGAACGGTAAGTAGCGTTAGTTCTAATACGATTAATTTATCAGGCTCATCAGCAGAATTTGTAGTGGGTGATAATCTTTATACAAACACAGGTTTGTTGATAGGACAAATAGGTGGTTTAGGTAGTAACGCTTTAATAATGGTTTCCATAACAAATGCTCCAAGTAATTCTACATACTTGTATGCAGACTTACCTAAAGAACCTACCTATGTAGATGTACCTCATCACATTGCGGTGAGTTATCAAAACTCCGGCTTAATGAGTATTTTTTATAATGGGAGGGAAGTAGTTAAAGGACAACATTCAGTAGGTGGGGATTTTTCATTTGCTAATTCAGATATTTATTTAGGTCAAGAAGCGTCTGCCGGAAATTATACTGCGAGAAGAAGAAGCCAATTCATGGGTGAATATCACGAAATTTCAATTACTAAGAATGCAAGAAATAAATTTAGAAGCATGAATAGTTTAATTCCGCAATTTAAAAATACACTTTTATACATGGATTTTGAGGAGGAAAATTTAGATGGCTAATGAAAATGCAGTATTTGTTTTGAATGAGGGAACTACCTTTCCTACTGACTTTACCGTAGCCCCTGCTGTTGGTACATATAACCTTAAGGTTCCAGTTAATCCAAGAATAGTTACTCAAGGTGCGAGCAATTCTACCGTGTTAGGAATACATTGTTATGAAATTTTAACAGAAGATTCTCAAACATTAACAGCAACCTGTACTTATAACGCCGGTACAACAATTGACATGCTTGGTACTGCTCCAAGTATTACAGTAGGTGCTTCTGTTTCGGGTACAGGTATTCCTTCCGGTGCTTATGTAGAAAGCATTACTAATAGTAACACATTTGAATTATCTGTTGCGACAACGGGTGATGGTGGTTCTATACAAACACTAACATTTACAAATGTTAATGCTTGTGGAAATCAAGATTCTAATGTTTTGAATAGAAGTTTTCCAGCAGGAACAGATGTTTATGATTCAACCGCTATCAATACTTATGCGTCTAATCAAAGTGAAACTGCGGGTAATTTAGTCGTACTGGATATGTTAATAACAACTTCGTCGAATACTGTAAGTTCTGCGGGTACAAGCACTACAAGGGATGAGTTTATTATTATATATGCAGACGACCCAAGAAAGCATCAAATTGCTAAGATTACAAATAGGGAACTCCACGAAGGAACATTATACAACTTTACATTCACCCCAACACTAAAAGAAAATATCCCCGCAAATACAAAGATAGCAATATATCAAGGACCGCTTAAGTCTTCTTCAAATGTAGTGGCTGTCGCTTATGGGCTTCATAACGATGTTAATACCAGTGAAGAACGACATGATAAGTATGTAGAATTAAGTAGGCCTACATTTTATTTTTACGAAGGCTCGTCTTTAGACCCATCAAGAAAATATACAGTTTTAAAAACAAGTAAAAGTGAGGGGGTTGTTGCATTAAAAACGGCTAAATCTGTTTTCGTTACTGCACCTGTAACTTCTGGTTTTATTGTTGATAAAGGATTTTTTACTCACAATGGGGAAGTTATAGACAATAATCAATTGAATGATACTTTACACTTTACAACTGGTTCTGCAAACGGAGTTTCACCAAGAGGTATAAATACTGCTACTGCTCAAGGGGCAACCTATACATTTGATTATACTTCTTGGACCGGCTCTTCAAGGAACTATGATGATACAGATGGCTCCTTATCTAGTTATATTAAATTTGTAGATAGCCCTTCAAGAAGTCAAATCATTTCAGTTCCCTTTAGAGTTGAAACAAGCAAAACTGTTACCAACAAGGGTAATATGTTTAAAGCAAGTTACTATGATAACGAAAGAATGCTTGAACATAAAATAAATGATAACGAAGGTGTTAAGATAAAGGAAATGATTCATCAAACTTTAATTAGTGATAAACCGTCTTCATCTCTTCCGGGGCTTTTTTCTAAGGAATCTGCTACTACTATTTCTGTTTCTGGATTAATAAATCAAGACCTTAGAAATTTATTATATGATGGCTCATCATCATACGAACCTATACTTGTGGGAGATTACTATTACACTATTAGTGGTATAACAGCACCCGTTGATGGGGTACAGGAAATAACTGTTACCTTTAGAAGACACTATACCGATGCGGCCTATGAAAATATATCGGTGAACGGTGTTCATAATCATACCAATGTACGAGCATTAAGGCATATTTGGTCTGCGGTTGTAGAAAATATGATTGTCGGACATGATATTGATACCAATATTGATACCAATATATACAGAAATAATGTGCAATTGGATGAGATTGAAGCGGATATTTATAACTTGGAATATAGGATAGACGGTGACTACGCAGGGTTTGACCTAAAGGTTAAAAGGGGAGATAAAAACGATGGTTATACTGAATTAATTTCTAACCCACCCTCTTCATATTATTCAACAGGAAATATTATGAGTTCCTTGAAAGGTAATTTAATTACGAATAAAGTAGTGTTTGAAGGTAATATTGAATCCGTAGAAACCGACATAGAACAAGGGGCATTTAAATTAACTATTAGTGGGAGAGATGATATTTCAAAACTTTTAGGTACTCCTTTAAATAAGAATTACACATATTCTGAAGAATATGTTTATTCTACTATTACCCCATTTACAGATACATTTACATCAACGGGGTTAACCGCTACTTCTGCTACAAGTTTGAGGGGTAATCTTGTAACGACAACAGGAACCTCTTTGGTAGCATTGACATATGGAGATGTTCTGTATATTAAATATGGTTATGACTCTAATACAAATTATGTACCTTTAGGAGTTGTAGGTGCAGATAAAGCCAAAGGTGTAAGTGGAAGTATTACTTTACTTACTGATAGTCTATTGGATTTAGATGGGTTGTATGATGGTAATGGAAGCATGATTGAACCTATTTATGTTGGTAATAAAAAATTACTTGCGGGTAAATCTCTTACAACGCATACCCGTGATTCGTCTGTTACTACTCTATATGGTAGTGCTGATAAGGCATATGTTATGAAGGGAACTGGAAAGACTTTTAATCTTATCACAGAATCTACTTCCTTCCCCAACTATAATACAAAAAATTCACCTACTATTCTTACAGGTAATAATGTAGATAATATAATTGCTACGCAGGGAACTTCGGCACAGCCTACGGACACTCCATTAGGCTTTGATATTGATGTAGACATGATGGGGAGTTTGTGCAATTTAGATGTTATAGAAAAAAATTCGAATGACGGTATTACAGATATTGAGGTAGGATATATTTCTCCTATTGTTTTAGGTAGATTGGATGAAAATACATTAGACACATATTATAACAATCTTTCAGATTTAGGGCTTATTAACACTCAAGGGTTAGATGGTGGGGGTTTCTTACATCTTTTGGATAATCGCAATAGTAGTAGTGGTTCGGTTTATGGGTATGCACCAACGACATTTAGGAGAATTATATCTGATGATAGAAGTTTTTCTTCCTCGGATATTTATAATAATTACTCATTTAGATTTGGGACTCCTATATTTAGATATAATAATTTAAGTAAGGGTACTCTAAAATATTATAGAAATAAAATTCATATGATAAGTAAGGCTCTAAAGCCCGACATTAATACCTATTACATAAATAATGATATATCTATAAAGGGCAGTGCATCGGCCTTTAGAATTATGGCTAATAAAGTTATAGAAAGAAATCTTAATACTGATTTTACTACAACTGCCTCAGAAAACAAAAAAGAGATGCCTATATCTTCTCGTGGGTATTTACCCGCAGTGGGTAGTACCACACAAGATATTACAAATTATCCCGATGTGTTTGAAACCTCTATTTACAATTTATCTAAAACAAGTGTGCAATCTTCCACATGGCTTCACAATACTTCACTTGCTGGATTTACAAGACCTAAATTAGAATACGAAATGGATGACCCTTCTATTTTTAATGCCTTTTTAATGGCCCCCGGAGATATGTTAGTAGAAAGTCAAAAGCGTTATGATAATTTTTTTAATACAAATTTAAATAGAAACATGAGTGATTATTATTTGATGGTTAAATATAAGAACCCAAAAAGCAATACGACTATTTCACATTCAAACTATATAGGAAAATCTAAAATAGAAAAAGTATCAGATGATTCTTTTGAGTATTATCCAATAGAAAATAATTTGACATTCACACCAAAGCGATTCAGTGTGTTGAAACTAAGACATATGACTGTTGATGCTTATATGAATGAGGTTAATTTTGAAACATATAAACTTAGAAGTGCTGAAAGTAATTTACCATCTTCGACGGGCGGAGGGGGACTTTTAACGGATATGTCTTACTACCCTAAATCTCTTCCTGAAGTTGGTTATACTGTGTATAAATGTAATACTTATAGTCCCACTACTGGTTCTTCTACGATTTTTGTTGATAACATTGCTGGGTTAGATTTAACTGTTGATTTGTCTACATATGGGGCCAGTGCTTCTTCTAATGTTAATATAGCATTATTTACTAATCCGTCGCAGGATTCAACAGGTCTGAGTAGATTTTTAGGAACAGTTAGTTCGACTTCAACCGGTTCTTTAGGTTCGGCAAGTCCATTTATTACATTAACTGCAAATTGTGAAGTTGTAGGATATTCCGGTGAAATATTTACAGCAGATGGTATTTGGGGTATTAATGGAAATGCCAGCACTGTATTAAAAAATGGTAATAGTATTAAATGGGATGACCAAGTTAATCCAGTTGGACATAATCATAATGTACTTTTACTAAATGAACATAACAGCACTACTATGTTAAATCTTCAATCGTTAAAAAGAATGGCTACTAATAACACCGTTCAGTGTCCAATGATATACAAAGGCACAGTAACCTTTTCAAATAGAACGGATGCCGGAGGTGGGGATAATAATATAAGAATTAACTTCCCTACGCAATCCAATGACAGTAATACTGTGCTAACTAATCACTTTATAGTAGGAAATGATATTGTTCTTTCTGGTCACACCACAGCCTCATTGAATGGAACATACACAATAGATGCAGTTTCTTCAACATACATTGATGTTCATATTTCGGGGACAGTCGCTAATAATTCAAGTGCCGTAGAGGTAACAATTGTTACTCCGAAAAGAAAGGAGGCTAATATTGCACACCCTTATAGGATGCTTAATGATTCTGCCTTCTTAAATCATTATGCCCCTACAACTGTTGATAGCACTGTAAATAGGTCAGATATATCAACTTATAATGACATGGGTTTGGTTGTGGTAGGATTTAGCCAAGATTCCCATTTTGGTAGTCAAGCAGGAAATCAATATAACCTTGAAAGAGATTTGTATTTAAGAGATGCGTGTAATATTGGCACTACTATTGATTCAGCATGGATAAAGGATTTAGGTGGTTACGATTTCTTAGGGTTCGAAATACCTTACTTATTAGATAACTTTAGAGCAACTTCTGATATTGGAACTAACGAATATGTACCTAATGATAGCAATGTAAGAGATTTGACTATGCACAAGGCAGTTGCCGAGGTTTTGTATATTCCTAAGATTGACATGGCCGCTAACGGAGTTACAAATATAGAAGGTGCTACAACGGGAATTGACTATGATGATGAAGGTTACATAGCAATACAGGTTCAGTACGACATTGAAACAACCAATCACGATACAATAGAAAGTTTTTCTTATTGGGTTCATTATGTTGGGGACTTGACAGGTAAGTTTTTGTATAATGAAAATGACAAGACCTTACATAAGATTTTAAATCACAGTATTTCCAAATTAGATACAACAGAAGCCTTTATTCACTACCTTCACATTGATAATTATACTCATGGTAGTGTAGGTGCTTCTGATATTTTTTCAGTATTAACAATCGCAAATGATACATTTGGGCCTGATAAGAAAGATTATGTCTTAAATAGAATGTCTGGAACAAATGTTATTAACCCACATACAGGGAAGTTCTTTACCAGTGAAAAAACTAAAACCGACTTTACCGTAACCGATTGTACTAAGGAAGGTTATACATGGACTAAGGGGGACCATGCAGTTCAAGCCATGTATGTTGTAGCGGAACTCGATGGACACGGTTCGGAATATTTAATACACAGACAGGATTCACCAATCTTCCATGCAGATACAGGAAATAAATTTTATCCCGAATCAAGTTATTCGATGTATATTACGGATGGTAATAAAAGTTTAGATACTAATATGTTAGTAAAATATGATACATATAGTCACACAACAAAAGAGTATTCATTACATTTTGATAAAATGGAATCTATGAGGGGTTGTGTTTCTCTTGGAGAAACATTTACAATATCAGTTTTAGGTGATGTGAAAGATAATATTGAGTCGGTTAAAATTGTAAGTGCCTTTTCCATACTACCTGAGATTGATGATATTGTAAAGGATATAATGGATGAAGCCGACGCTGAATATACTGAAGGAACAGAAACAGCACAGTATTATCTTGGGTTAAATTATACAGGGGAAAATGCCTTTGCCGCAATAAATAATGCTTTGTCTTTTAAGAACCAAAAGTTAAAAATTAATGGTGGCGAGATAAAAATTGTTAGTAATCAAGACGCTAAGGATTACAGGTCGATAGAATTTAATGAGGATGAAAATACCTACAAGATAGTTAAAATTAAGAAGGATAAATCTTTATATGACAAGTTTAATTCTGTCGTGGTCTATGGTGATAATGTAAAGGGTGTTGCTAAAAATAGAAGAGATATTAAAAAGAATAAAGAAAGGGTTAAAGAGATTTATGATTTCTCTCTTATTTCTCAACAGCAGGTTGATGAAAAATCTAAAAACCTGTTGAAGGTTTATTCATCTTTGAACAAAGCAATTATGATTGAAGTCGGAGATAAGATTCCTTATCTTGAACCGGGGCAAATTATTTCAGTGTATTACCCAAGTGAAAATATTTACAGGTCTGAGTATATGGTAGTGGAGATTAAGAAAGAAACAGGTACGCCGACTACTATTTTATTAGGAGAATATAATAGAGATTTAGCAGACACATTCGCAATGTTGCTATCTGAAACTAGAAATTTACAAGGTAGGTCACAGCAAAAGGTCTATAAGAGTGTGACCTCTCCTAATATTGATATACAGGCTGTGCGAGTTAAATTTGTTAAGGCAACAATTAATAGTAGTGACTCGGTATTAACTTCAACATTAGGATTTACAAACACAATAGGATTTGGGGCGGTGACAGGGTTATGATAACAAAAGATGGAAGAGAGTTACTCAAGCAACATATTATAGACACATTTGAATACTTTGAAGTAGGTACAGGTGGAGATTCAACAAACCCTAATGCGAGTGCTTTAGATTCACCATTGGGTTCAAGAGGGTCTGTGACTAATATTTCTGCTGGTGATACTTCAATTGATTTTACATTTACTTTACAGGGTTCCGCATTTCCCGGCCAAACGATTAAAGAAGTCGGAATATTTTCTGCTTCTTCAGGGGGTACTATGTTGATAAGAGTAAATTACGATGGAATAGGACCGCTAACTTCAACTCAAGAAATTGAATTTATAATTACGGTGGAGGTAGATTAATGGTAGCAAATGAAGGAAAAATAACAACGATGGGTGGAACTACTGGGTTAGTAGACCAAACGGATAAAATGCACACAGGAATTTTAAAAGCGTTAGAAGCGTATAGCAGGGAAGACATGTGTATTGAACACGCTGGATTTACTATTACAGGTGTAGGGACTTACACTCAATATAATTTACTTCAACCAATTAAGTTTAGAACGCAAGGACAATTTAAACTATATGAGACTGATATTTCTGTAACCTATGATACTACTACAACGACAGCAAAACCAACTGCGAGTCAAACACAACACCCTGATTATACTCGCTATGATTTAATTTCTATGACCAACGCTGATGTTCCTGCTTTGGTAATTACATTAGGAACCTTGAATGGTGTTAACGGTTTAGTTCCCGACCTACCCACAGGTAATATTCCTATTGCTTTAATTGAAGTTACAGCAGGAACAGACCCCAATAAGATAGATTATAATATACAATTATACACATTAAATTTAAACACCGATGTTTATTTAGGAACATTAAAAGTCAAAGGCGACCAAACATTAACAGACGGCCATGTTTTAACTTACAGTTCATCTACTGGAAAGGCGGCTTTAGCCGCACCATCCACCGGTATAACAGGAGTAACTGCTGGAACAAATTTATCCGGCGGAGGCTCAAGTGGAACGGTTACTTTAAATGTTGATGACGCGTTTTTAATTAATAGTGGAGATGATACTACAACTGGAACAATAACTGCGGGTGGATTTACTACTGTGGGTTCAATAACTCTTGGTGGACATGCGGTTGATGATATAGACATGGCAACCGAGTTTGTAGATTCAGATAATCATTTAATGTCTTCTGCTGCAATTAATGATAGAATTGAAAGTTTTGGTTATACAACTAATGTTGGAGATATTACATCAGTAGTTGCAGGAACTGGATTAAGTGGCGGGGCTACAAGTGGAGATGCCACCGTAAATTTAGATTTAACGGATGGTATTACCGTAAGTGATGGTTTGACTATTACTGATGCTACTACTCTTACATTAGATATAGAAGAAATTATTGCCAGTGATGCTGCTAATAGAGTTTTAACTTCCGATGGAGATGGAACATTAACTGCTGAATCATTCCTAACAGTAAATGGAAGTGTTATATCAATTGGGGGTTCTTTAGCAAGAAGTGTTTTCGGAGGCCCCGCACCTCTAAAGACAGACTATATGCACAATGTTGTTCGTGAACTAAGCAATGTTTTAGACCTACCTTCTGTTAATAGTCTTTCTACAAGGGTTTTTAGAATAAAAAACTATCACGATATTAATTTACTTATCAACGCTACTGGTGGAGAAGTATTTGAATTTGGTTTGCCAAGTTCAGATAGTCGTTGGGTTACTACAACACAATTAGTTTTGAGGCCCAGACAAACCGTTTTATTACAAGCACTTGCTGATGGTTTTATTGTGGATGAAGAAACGGGGCCAGAACAACCAAGTTGGTTAATTTTAGATAATGACACTAACCTGATTAATGGCGGGGAAATAAACACTGGTAAGACATTTAGAACTCCTAGATTAGCAACAGTTCAAGTAGGTGCGGGAACGGGTTTAACAGAAGCAACTCACGCAGGTGCATATTTAATTTGTGCAGGAAGTGTGACATTACCTGCCACTTCTTCTGAGGGAGAACACTATACCATACTAAATACAACAAATGGAAATATTACAGTCACCGCAACAAATAACACAACTATAAACGGTGGTAGTGCTAATACGGCAATAACAGTTGCATCTTACAATGCTGTAACTTGTATCGGTATAGGCTCAAATAATTGGATTGCTCTTGGAGTTTGATTTGAATGTATAACGCTATTGCTGGTTCTTGTGCTGAACAAAAGGCTAATGCTGTTACAACAGTTAATCCAAACTTATACAATTTGGCTTCTGTTAAAGCCATACATCAAACTGCCGGAAACAATGCAGTAGGAATTAACTTTAACGCTGGTGCGGCAAATTCCGCTTGGATGACTGGTATGCAAGTAATAGGTACAGATATGTATATTTCAAATAGAGGGAATAACAACGCTTTTGATAGTGGAGATG